AACTCTTTCCTGCTTTACCTCGCTGGCCTCTAGGACCTTTAAGAGCTAGAATCTCATCTTCACTTAAATCATCAAATTTTAATTTATAATCATCTTTGGTGTACTCAATGTAGTCACATATTAAATCTTTAATTTCACCAATGTGTTCTTCAAAAATGAAGTCATCACCATTACGACCTTTTTCACCTTTATAACCTCTAAGACCACGTAAGCCTTTTTCACCTTTTAGAGATTCAATTTGCTCATCAGTTAACTTATCAAAAGTGAGACTAGCTTGTTCGATTAAGGCTTGAATCTCTGCTTTATGATTTATAAATTCAAAATCTTCGCCATCACGACCATCTCTACCGTCACGACCATCTCTACCGTCACGCCCTCTAGGACCGCGAAGTTCATGAACTTGTTCTTCTGTTAACTTATCATAGGTGAGACTAGCTTGTTCGATTAAGACTTGAATATCATCTCTGTGATTTTCAAAATTAAAGTCTAAACCTTTAGGTCCTCTAGGACCACGCCTTTTAGATACAACATTAGAATCATCTTTTAAGGCTTTTAAGACTAAAGCTAATATGATTCTTTCTCTCATAATCCCCTACATTAATTTATTTCTTAAGAAAATCTACAATCGCATTATTTAAAGGGTCATTAGTTGATGTATTATTTTTACTTCCTTTATTCACTTGAGAGTCAATAACTTCATCAACTCTATCAGAAGGTGTGTAATTGTTTACAGCAATATAATATCTATCTCCACCAGAATAACCTGCCATGCCTTCTTTTTCTCTAATTTGATTCGGGGTTATAGCTCCAGTCTGCATCATCTTAGAGAAATAATTTGAACGTGTGGTCATGTCGCCTCTAAAAACTTCATATAAATCTAGCTGGGTATATTTACCACCAAAATTATCAGTGAGTAATTTCATGTCAGCTTCGCTTTCAAGGTTTCTAGCCCACGCGTCTAAAGTATCTGTGGCGACTTCTAAGTTCGCGTTCTCAACATTTGAAAACGTAGAGTGAGCCATATCAAAAAGCTTTGTTGGTGGAATACCTAAAAATCTCGCAATCTCAACAACACCGAACTTTCTTGAATCTAAAAATTGTAACACTTGTGGGTCTAAATCAACAGGCTCAAATGTAGCACCATCTTCTAGAATTGCAGTTCCACCAGACTGTCTACCACCATGAGCGTCTTTCCAAGACTCTTGNAATCTATTAAACGCTTCATCACTTAGCTTACCTTGAAGTTTTAAAACACCACTTGGTAACCCACCATTTGCAAATAAATTCCCTGCCATTCTATCAGCAGAGTGAGAGATACCTATTGTTTCAGCAGCATATTCCACCAAGCCTAGACCACTAAGACCATCTTTTGTGTGAAAGTTTTTTAGATGAAAAATATCTCTTGGTCTTAAATAAACATTTTGCCCAGGTCTATCAACAGACCCAGCAGCTATTCTATAAAGTAGCTCGCCAGTCTCAGACCTTACAACATCTACAGAGTCAGTGTTCAATGGCCACAATCTGACTGGTCTACCGATTCTATCACGCTCAATTTCTGCATAAGCATTACCCTTGTTAATCGCTGCTGTAATCATCAACAGTCTAAAAGTAAACGCTGACATTTCAGGATTAGGGTTTGTATTTAGAATTTTGTGTAATCTAAGTTCTTTTTCTTTTTCGTTATCAGCATTTTTAATTATCCCAAGGTAACTTGGCTATTTGAGTGGCAATGTAAATTACTCCCCTACTAGTACGCTGAGACTTGCATGGCGGTTACTTCATCTACATAAACGCCAGCAGTTTTTCTTAAAAAATAAAACGAGACCCTAAAGGTTTCGCTGCTTTCGATATTTTTCTAGCAAGAATTTTAAAATAATTTTTCATTTATTTTCCTAGAAGATATTATTAGAATTATTCAGAGTCGCCCTCATTAAAAATCTCAGGTTCTTCAACCAATTCATCTTCAATTTGTTCGATTTCTTCAACTTGTTCAACTTCTTTTTCTATAATAGCTTCTTTCTTCTTCGCGTCCATTACTAAAAGCTCATCATGACTTGGCATTTCACCATTTTTATCCAATACGGACTTTCCTACAGCTATTTTATTAATTTCCATAGCTCCACGCTTAATCCATCGAACTGAATCAGCTTTTGAGATTTTGTAAACTTGACCTTTTTTGTATTTGACACTTCCATTTACCAACTTATCTGAACTAAATACATATTTCCCTGTCTTTTTCACTATCCACTCCTGATATTAAAAAGGGAGCGTACGCTCCCCTAAAGTTAAACATAAGGTTCGCTTAACTGAACCTTACTGATTAAATTGCATTTCCGTAAGACGGTTTATAGTTATCATCAATAATTCCAATAATCACACCTTGACGAGTTCCAGTGCCAGCACCAGAAAGATCACATGAAACATGTGAAAAACCGTTAGTTCTATCTAGATCTTCAGCTAAAACTTCAAAGGCAATCAAAGCAACATTGTCGCCAAGATCAACTTGTAGGTCATAACTATTAGCAGCAACACTAGGTGCCACTTTTGTGAAGCTAGTAGCCAATCCAACTTTATGATAGTAAACATTGCTTATAGAAAGAGCCTTACTAACACCAGCACTAGCCGCATCATGTTGTAAAAGACCTGCTGCAAAAGCTGTTGCAGCAGTTCCAGCACCTACAGCAATTAAAAAAGTTACTCTCTTAACTCCGTCTAAAGATATTCTATCGCCAGTAATGCCAGCATGAATATCAGCAATCGCAGTTTGCTTCATGTTCATTTTTTCCATTAAATATGCTTCCATTTTATTTTACCTCATTATTTTGTTAAACATTTAAAAAGGAGACTTATTTAAAAGCCTCCTAAGATTAATTCAAATTATATTCTAGCATCTAACTTGATGAAAGATGACATGTCATATGCACCTTGCTCAGTAGTCACTGGACTTGTAAAAGGAACTTTACCATCAATTCTTAATGTGAATTTGAAAGCAGTAATGTCTCTATCAAAGTATAAGTGAATAGAACTTGCAGATTTAACTCCACCAGCTTTTAAAGCGGCCCAGTAGTAATTAAAATCAGCTAGAACTATGTCACCATTGTCACCAATTCCAGGAAGACCACTCATCATTGGTAAAACAGGACGACCTAAAAGTGTGCTATTAGGTGTGTTGTTGATACCTTGACCAGGACTTAAATAAATAAAGTTTCCGTTATTATCTTTAAGACCGTTAAGGCCTTCTTCAGCACTTGGGTGAGCTAACCATACAGCGTTGGCTCTTGCTTGAGGAATCATGTGTGAGTACATTTTAATAACATTCTCAGCAACGATTGTATCAGCAGTTTGACCAATTTCTTTAGCTACAGAAACAGTAAAAGGTGAAGAAAGAATACCAGAAGGTTTTCCAACACCGTCACCATTTAACATAGCTTGGTTAATTTTGTGCATAACTGCTTCAGGAGCGGCCATGTCGATGTAGCTTTCTAAAGCAGCGGCATCTTCAAGTAACTCATCAGTAGCTTTAACTAAAGCACCTAATTTATGAAGTCTGAAATCAACACGTTTGAAAACAGGCTTAGACTCAGTGTAAGCTCCACCTTCTTCAACCCAGTAAGCTTCAACTCCGCCATTCCAAGGTTGAGTTTCGTCAACATTTACAGAAAGGCTATTTCCGTTTAAACGGAAATCTCTAGCTCTAGAAAGAAGCGAATCGTCACCTTCTAATTTTTTAAGTATTCCAGCGGCCATTTCATCAGGAACTAGAAAACCACCATCTTCGCCATTTTTTTCATAAGCTGTGTTTTTAAAACGATTATCAATGTCTCCACCAGAAGCACGTTTAACGGCCATGATAAAGTCACCATTGTTTTTAAAACCACCGTGACGAGGTTTAGCTACTTCTACTCTAGTGTTGTTTTGAGTAGGTTGAACAGCAGCAACTTGTCTATTAGTAGAATTAAGTTTAGCTTCAATAGCTTCTTTTTTCTCAATAGCATTAAGTTGTTTTTCTAAACCTTCAAACTCATTGTTTAAAGTTTCGATTTCTGTCATTTGGTCATCAGAATAACCATTCTCACCAGCTTCTAGTCCACCTAACGCAGCTTTAATCTCAGCTAGGCGTTTTAATATTTGTTCTTTGTTCATTTTTATTCCTCCGTTAATTAAAATAATGAAGTCGCTGCGTTATTTACGAGCTAATATTCCTTCAATTCTTTTACTAATATCATTAATTCCTTTTTCAACAACCTTGGTGTCTGAAAGGAAATTTTTTGGTTTCTTAATTATCCATTTTGATTCTAAAGCTGATGCAGCGATTGGTTCACTTTCTTCAACTTTCTTATCAACAAAACCCATTTCGATAGCTTGGTCAGCATCCAACCAAGTTTCATCTTCAAGCATTTTCTTAAGCTCTAATCTATCAAGACCAGTCTTTCTTGAGTAGATAGACAGAAGTTGTTCTTCAACATCCATTAAACGATTAATAGTGTTTTCTAAATCATTTCTATCACCCATTGAAACAGTCCACGGTAGATGAATCATAAACAATGCACCTTCACCCATCACAACTTCATCACCAGCTAAAGCAATGATACTTGCTATAGAGGCAGCTAGACCATCAATATGAACTGTTACGTTAGCCTTGTGTTGTTTTAATCTGTTGTAGATAGTCACTCCGTCAAATACATCTCCACCTGGAGAGTTAACACGAACATCAATTTGATTTACCGTATTAGGTAACTGAGAAAGTTCTTCAGAAAAACTTTTAGCTGATACTGAATCTTCCCAAAAGCTTTCACCTATAGAACTGTATATGATTATCTCTGCATTGGTAGCAGACTTATTTCTGATTTGAAATGAATTTTGACGACGTTCTTTGTTGAAGCCTATT